ATCTAATCTTGCGATTGCAATTTATATTTCTAATAACTGCGATTTTGACCAACTGATCTTAGAATACTATACAGGAGAACCATCATCAGGGTGGGTTCATGTATCCTATTCAGAGGGTTCTAATAGAAAACAAGTCTTAACATTTGACGGCAAATCATATACAAACAATTTACCTGACGCAAAATGGTCTGGTGGTAAACTAACTAACTAATAGGAGAATATTATGCCAATGGGAAAAGGAACATACGGAAGTAAAAGAGGAAGACCAGCTAAAAAGAAAAAAAATAAAAAGAAAAAGAAAAAGTAATGAGAAAAAAAGCTGTATGGAATAAAACAAGGCCAAAGAAATTAGGGAAGCCAAAAGCGTTTAACAAAAAATCTAAAGCCTACAAAAGTGCAAAAGCTAAAGCAGATCGTAGATTCGGTAGTGGTGTTAGTTTAGTAAAAAATATGTTTATTTCACAAGCTATTAAAAAGTATAAACCAAAGAAAAAAAAATGAGCAAAACTGCATTACAAAAAATAGAATCACACGAAAAGCTATGCCGTATTATGCAGAAAGCAACACACGATAAAATTCACGATCTACAAAGTCAGATAAACAGAATTGAAAAAATATTATTAATCTGTGCTGGTTCTTTAATCAGTGCTATGGGTTATATCATTATGCTTTTAGTTGATAAGGTCTAAACCTTTACAAAAAGCAAAAAAGAAAGTACAAGCTGTAAGTGTATGATTTACAAGAACGTTCTTATTATTTCTGATACTCACATACCCTATTCTGTTCCAGAATTATTACCATATCTAAAAGCGTTAAAAAATAAATATAAAAATTTTGATAAGGTAATTCATATTGGCGATGAACTTGATAAACACGCTATGTCTTTTCACGATTCAGACCCTGATCTTCCTAGTGCTGGAGATGAACTAAAATTATCTTTACCAACAATAAAAGAATTAGAAAAGTTATTTCCTCAAATGGATTTAATGGATTCTAATCACGGTAGTTTAATTTATAGACGAGCATTAAAACATGGAATACCAAAAGCGTATTTAAGAAATTATAATGATTTTTTACAAGTTGGAAAAGGCTGGAAATGGCACGACGATTTAACAATAGATACACCTTTAGGAAAAGTTTATTTCTGTCATGGTAAGACAGCAGACGTTTTAAAATTAGCACAAAGTATGGGAATGAGTTGTGTACAAGGGCATTATCATTCGTCAATGGGTGTTAGATATTATGGAAATAGTTTAGGCCTCTATTATGGTTTGCAAGTTGGTTGTATGATTGACAATAAGTCATTAGCCTTTCGTTACAATAAGGTACAGAAAGCTAGACCGATTATAGGTTGCTCTGTGATACAAAATGGGTTACCAATCATAGAGCCTTTTATTAAAGATAAATCAGGCAAATGGATAGGAAAGTTATTATGAGTACAAATACACTAAAAAAGACCCTTTTAAAGAGCCATAGAGCCACGCAGACAACAAACTCTGCATTTTCTGATCAGGTATCAGGGAATCACTATAAGACGCTTAAAATTCAGCCTTTAGAGTATTGTATGGCTAATGGCCTTAACGCCTGTCAAACTCACGTTATTAAATATGTTTCAAGGTATGATAAAAAATGGAAAGATAAAAAAGATCAGATTAAAGATTTAAAAAAAGCAAAGCATGTAATTGATATGCAAATAGAATTATTGGAGAAAGAATAATGTGGTTGAATTTATTATCGTTAGGTGTAAAGACAGGGGCGAAGCTATACCAAAATAAACAACGAACTAAACAATTACTTTCAGACGCACAAATGCTTCATGCCGAGAAAATGAGCAAGGGTGAAATTGAATATAAAGCAAAAATTATTGAAAGTAATGACAATGGTTTTAAAGATGAATTTGTCCTCGTTCTTATATCTATTCCTATTCTTATATTGGGTTGGTCTATCTTCTCTGACGATGTTGAAATTCGTAATAAACTAGATTTATTTTTTGAGTATTTTAACCAGCTTCCTTATTGGTATCAAGCAATTTTTATCGGTGTTGTATCTGCGATATATGGATTAAAGGGTGCTGACATTATGCGTAAGAAATAGTAAGATGTCTTAATGGCAGACGCAGTAATAATAGACGCAGAGTTTCAGATTGAAAGTAAGCACAATCCTTATGGACATTTTGTTGCTTTAAAATTTATTGATACAATTCCTGACAGACCTAAACTACTTAAAACAATTCACGATTTAACTGCACATGATGATGTTGAATTAATTGATTATAATTATAAGGAAATAAAAATTACTTCTAGGACAAGTTTGAAGTATTTTGATGTGACGAGAAACTAGGGCAGTTTTGATCCAAAAAACCACCCTAGCCAAACTATTCACTCTCGCTCATAGTTCTATTTACTAACAGATAAAAATTGAAGCAAGGAGTTCAATTCTCGTTAGCAAAATTCATTTATCTATTTCATTAGCTTTTCTGTTGCTATGATATTAATAGATTGTTGTTTTAAGTTTTCACAATATGAATGAGCCAACTTTGATTGTATTTTATAATACAAATACATTTTGTGATTGGCAGAAAGTTCAGCTTTCACTTTTCTGTATCTTTCATCATTACTTGCTTTTACTTTAGCTAAAGAAACAGATATTTTTTCATTATCCATTCTTTCACTAACAACATAATCAAAAACTTCCTGTACCTGATCTTTAACATTATTATATTCGATTTCAGTATCAGCGAATAGCTTATCTACTTTATCTAAATATATTAATATCTGATCAGGGTTAAAAGCCTTTGGTCTTAACTCTATGTACTTTGGTTGTTCAGCCATTAACTAAGTTCTTGTTCGTACATATCAGGATTAAAGTCAGTTGGGTTTTCTTTAGACCAATCGACTTCTTCTCTAGGGCTTTCAGGCAACTTGTCATCAGTAAGCTGTACACCTTGTTTAGCTTGTTGATAACTTGGTTGAGGCTGTTGCATTGTTTGTTGAGGAGTAAAACCAGCTTTGTTAAATGGTTTAACCATATAGCAAGTTACATCTTGTGTCATTCCATTGCTATATTTGTTTGGTTCTCCTTGTTGTGTTTTGCTACCCCATTTCAAAACGTGTCCAGACCTTACATATTCTTGTACTTCAGGACTGTTTAACCAATTTGAAATTTCAAAAATTCCATACAGTTTTTTAGTTATACTGCATTGAAACTGTGCCTTGTTTGATGAGGCTTGATATTCCATACTTGGGGATTGTTTTCCTGTAGAATATAACTTTAGAGATAATCCACAGAATGGTAGTCTTTGCGTTTGCATTTGTGTCATGTTTTTTCCTATTATTGTTTCTGTTTTTGTTTTTTAGGTTTATTGTTTTCCATAGCTAACATTAAATATTTAGCACCAAGAAAAGCATTAAACATTTCTTTACTTAAAGGAAGTTCCTTAACTTCAATCTTGCTATCTTTTTTAGGCAATCTTATGATTAAGCCTTTAGCAATTTTTTGTTTAGTTTCTTCCTCATACGCATACTTATATGCATTTAACTGTAATGTGTAGTCAAATGATATATGGTTACTTGTTTTAATATCAGCTAAAACAAGGTTTCCTTGCTTATCCTTTAGGACAAGATCAAGAGTACCAGCGTAGTTATGTTTTTTAGAAAAAATCTTTTTCTCTAATTCAACTACCTCGTATTCTTGGGTTTTCCACCAATCTAAAAAGATGTTCCAACAATTAACAACTGCTGGATCAGATTGGCTAGGAATTTTTTTACCTTGAAGAAAATCCTCAATCAATCCATGAACTACACTACCAACTAAACCAGCGTCGTCTTTAACTCTGTCAGTTTTATTTGTAGCTTGATGAATGATTCTTTCAAGGCTCACTCTGTCTAATGTTTTACCATTATCCATAAAATGGTTAATTGAATCTTTTATCTCTCTAATCGGAGTATAAACTAACCAATTAACTAATTGTGGTTTAGGAATACCTTTGCCACAAATTCCTGTTACACTTTCGACTTTCTCCCCATTACAATAATAAATGTGGTTTTGGTCATCAAAGTCTAACTCGATACCATTTTTTAACTTATGTTTTATATACATGTTTTTCCTTTTTAGTTGAGACGATCAAATAAATCCTTAACATCATATTTAAAATATGATTGCAAAGCACATAATTTTGACCCATCTGATTTGATACCTTTCTCGAATTTATATAAATCATAAACCGATTTAAAGTATGTTTTGTTATCATCTACTACTGCTTCCACAGTAATATTTTTTTTTAATCTTAAAGTTTTAAATTTAAGACCTACGATTTGATTAAAAAGTTTAGATGATTTATCTTTAGTAAAAGCTATCATCATACCCTTAATAAGATAATCGTATTTTTTTTGTTTATCCATATTAACCTTTCTAGTTCAAGATGGAATGGCCACGATTGTTTAAACACTTTCTAACGAGTGCTTCATACTTGGTATCCATCGTAGGACTAACAGACCAATACAAAATGTTGCTAACAAAGTTTGTATTTTCTTTTCCAATAGTCTTACAATGTTGAAGATCATTAGTAAGTTCAACAGCTTTGGCCTCATCGAAAGTACCACTACGTCCAGCAGTATCAACAAGAGGCCTATAAGCACAATTATTTAAACTTATTAAAATGAGAAATAATCCTATCCCTTTCATTTTTTTTCCTTTCCTTTAATTTACGCTTATATATTCTTAATGTCTTTGCTTTTATTTTGTCCATGTGATTAAACACTTCATCAAAATAAGGGTTTCCATCTCCAAAATCCCATCTCTTTTTTTTTGAAATTTTAGTAATGAAATTTATCCTACGTTCTTTTACTTCATTAATCATAATATAACTCCGATTATTGTTCCTATTATTAAACCAGCAACAAAACTTAACCACTCACGTCTGTAATAAAGTTCTAATGCTTTCCAATCATTTTTGCTTTTGCCAAATATCAACATTATATACCACCTTGTATAGCCCATTGATGTAAAGCAAACATAGTAAGTGATACAAAACAAATTACTGTAACTGTACCAAATATTATTTGCCATTTCAGATCGTTCATATTTCCTTTCTAGCTGTGCCTGTCACACACAGCATTATGATTGATTTATATTCTTGCACTTATTGGGTTGTTTGAAAAAATAACCAAGCCACCAAGTTCTTGTAAGAATCTTGCTC